GATGTTTAACCACTACTTCCTCAGTAGGCCAGCAAGACCAGCAAGGATGCCATGCAGGGAAATGGTCTTTCAGGGAAAACCCCTTAACTTGCTCATATTGAGGCGCATTTGCGGCTAGGCGGTTCTCAAACCTTGCATCATGGTTGCCAAGTGTCCACACTAGGTTTACATTGTGTCTTGCTTTCTTAGCGGCTTCCTCTATCTCGCCCATCGCCAACTCACAGGCTTTCAACTCTTGTATAACACTTGGCGTTGAGTCCCATCCAATGCGAGGATAGCGAGAGATACTAGCGCCATCAAATATGTCTCCGTTGGCAATCACAGCCTTGGGCTGAAACTCCTTAATTGCCCATAGAAGACCCTTGTATGCTGTTGTATGGATGCTAGGCCAGAAGTGAGCATCACTAAACACCAAAACAATGCCATTTTCAATCCCCAATTGTTTGCGAACTGAATTTTCTTTAATGGTTTGATGCTTACTATTCTTTGACTTGAGTGGCTCGCCGTACTTAGCCTCTAGCTTGTTTTTACGCCTAATGATATTACGCATATCCATGCCAACGGCTTTGGCAAAGGCACTGGCAGATTCATAAGTTTTCCAAAGTTCAATGAACTCTTGATCGCTGTAAACAGTTTTACCCATGACAACTCCAGTAAAGTTGTCTGAAATTAAACTAAATCAATGACAACAGCGTGAATCTTAACGTGATTTGTTCAAAGTTTGGTAAACATTGTTGTACGCATCAATACAAGCATTCAGTTGTCTGATGGCTTTGTCTCCATCGTCTGTGATGGCGACAAGAGATTTAGCAGTCTCTCGGTCAAATTCGGCTGTTGCTTGAACGCTATCTCCGCTGGCAACGGGGGTATCTGTGGCGGTGTGTACGGGGCAGATGGGGGCTTGGATAGGAATCCGCAACTTGAGAGCGCCAGAGTCAATGTCAAGGTTGCGCTTTTGTTGAGCAAGTTTTGCATCTTGATTTGCCTTTTGAAGTTTGTTAGATTGAGTCTGAATAGTGGTTATAAGGGCTTGTTCTTTTGCCCTAGCTTGAGCATTAAGGGCGGCAATCTCAAGTTGTTGACGAGTAACCTCATCATTTGACCCCTTGAAATAGCCACCACCGAAAGAGCCAACTACCGCCATCAGGATGCCTAAAAGCACCCAAGGATTAAATAAACTCATGGCTTTGGGGGTTCATCGTTGTCAATGGCTTCAGCCTTGGCACTGGCATTAGCGATCGCCTTGACTCCTGAACGACCAGCAACACCACCCAAAACACCAGTGATAAACACCATGATGGTGCTAATCTGTTGTGTATACACCTTGTCGATTGCCGCCATACTGCCGTTCATTGGCTGTTGTACAAACGAAACTGAGTACAGAAACATACCCATAGAAGCCAACAGAATGGTCACCAAGACCACGATAACGAATGCCCATACTCTGACTTCAATCTCATCAGCAGTCAGGCGGCTGTTAGGTTTATATCCAATGGTAGGCATCACTTTTTCTCCTCGGGTTTAACTAACATTTCAGGGCAAGTACCAGAAGCGGTACAGATTGGGGGTTTACATTCAGCATTAGACCAATTCAATGGGTCTTGGCAAGGGTAGCGATAGCGATCATCACATCCAACTAGCAGTACCAATAGGCTAGATAAGCCCCAAATACAGTAAATATTCATTTCTCTTTCTCTCTTTCCTTTTGTTCAACTTGTCTTCTAAGTTTCTCGACCTTCTCTACTTGCTGTTTGGCTTCATGCTTGGTTTGCAGTACATCTATATACATCATGCCCAAAATTGGTAGCAACAATATGACAAGAACACAAGCCGCAATCCATCCCACTACGCTCTCCCAATCTTGCTTACCAGACCTATTAGCATCCATAGGTATAGGAGGAATAGGAAAGCTACCAACAGGTATGCTTGTTTTTCTGCTAGGAGTCGCTCCCTTTCCTTTCGTAGCCATGATTCTGCATCTCGCTTCTTCCTTGCCTTCTCTTGCTCTCCAGCAATGATGTCTCTCATGCTGAAAACTTCACTATACAAAGCACCCATCTCAGGGGGCGATTGATAGACCATGCACTCTCGTATCTGAACTACCAATCTCTCCATCTCTTGTTGCGCCAAAACCCTGTTTAGGGCTTCTTCCATCAAGTTAACATCATCAGAGAAAACTACAGTCCTTGCCTTCTCCTCTGACTCCCTGATATGTGCTTCTAACTGCTCCTGTAGCTTGAAAAACTCAGTCAGGTTCTTAACGATGTCAGCTTTGACTTGAGTTTCTTCAACAGCAACATAGTCTGACTTCTTAGCCTTTGCCACAGACTTTGTAGCTTCAGGCTTGGGACTACCGCCAAATAGTTTACGCAATGAACCCCAAAATCCTTTGACTTCTTTACCAATGGCGACAACTTCATTAGCAGTGTTCCTAATTTCGACAAAAGACTCTTTAGCTTGCTTATAGAGTTCACAGCCAGCTTGGATGTTTTTGACCAAGCCAGCCGCAAGAAGACAAATAGAGATTGGGTCAATTTTGTGTCCTTATTCTTCAGTAGCTTTTTTCATTTCACGAATGCTACTTGGATTGGTTAATAGCTCAGTTATGCGCTGTTGTTCTGACGCTGGAAGTTTCTTCAAAAGATTAGCCGCATCTTCAGGATTTTTAAGAGATTCAGTAAGTATCTTCATACTCTTATTACCAATAGATTTTTCTAATTCACTAACAGCTTTATTTCCAGCAGATGCCCAAAAACTAAACCATGATGGCAAGCGCATCATTGATGTTTGTTGTTTTAGTAATTGAGTAAGAGCAGATTGACCTTCTGTAATTTGTTCATTGACAGATATTTGCGTAAGTCGTTTATTTGCTTGTTCACGCAAAACTTCCATAGTTGTATCGGCTAATTCAGTAGCAATGTTGTATCTACCACCACCAAGAATCTTCTCAACTTCTTCAGGAGATTCATTTTGAACTAAACGCACAAATTCATCTTTGTTGGTTTTCCAAAGACGTAATGCTTCACCAGACAATTTACGCTCTGCAATTTTTTGCATTCCAACTGTATAGTCTTGCAAATATTTGCGATAACCAGTTCCACCAGAAGACTCAATTGCATCTATCAAATATGGCTTGATGTCTGACAAAACTTTTGAAGCAAGATTTCGTTGTGATGTTGCATCAATTGATGGTCTTAATTTAGCAATTGCGGCATTTACTGAGTTTTTCCTGATTGCATCTAATGCCCTTGCATCAATTACTCCACCATTGGATGTCCACTTAGCAATATCATCTGCAACATTGTTAACCGCACCAAGCAAAACATCATCACCAGCAAATGATGGATTTTGGGCAATTGAGGCAATGTTTCTTGATAGTTGATTGCCTTCCAATGGTTTTATACCAAAATTGCGTAATGTAGTTGCCGCATCTTTTGCAAACCTAGCACCTTGACCAAGATCAAGAGATGCTTGAGCCGCTCTATCTGACCACTCGCCAAAAGCCTTTTCAGCTAGTTCACTTGGATAAGTGTATTTACTTGCCCCAACAGGCAATCCACGCTTAATCAAATTAAGTCTTGCAAATGCTTCTGCAACATTTCCTGCTTTAATTAAATCTCGCACTTCTTGTACTTTTACCGCCGCCTCTGTGCTTAATTTACCTGCCTGTGCCTCATAGTCAGCAACAGCTTGACCAAGATTTGCTCTACTCAATGCCGCCTCTCTCTGCGGCGTGGTCATTGTTGTAAGTGCTTTTTTGGCATTTTCTAAAACAGCCCTAACTTCTGCGGCATTTTCTCCACCAGCTAATTTTGATAACGCTTTTACAGACTCATCTTCTCCAAATAATTTAATTTTCCTTAAAAACTGTGGGTCACGATCTAAAGCCTCTTTTATCAATGCTTGCCATGTTGGGTTTTCAAAGGATGCAGTAATTTCAGCAACACTTGCATTGTCAGGAGCATTTTTAAGAGTGTTTAAAACTTGTGGCAAATCAGCGCCTAAACTTTCTCTAGCAATGTTAGCCGCTTTAAGTTGAGAAGATGACCCAAGATCAATAAGTTTATTGACACCTTTTGTGACTAAAGGAGCAAGAACTCTTCCTCCAGCTTCATAAGTTGCACCTTCAACAACATTTCTAACAGGCTCAACAACAGCTTGTACGCCTTCTCTTGGTTTTTGTATACCAAGAAATATGTCGGCAAGATTGATTGCTTCTTTTGCCATACCATAGCCAAGACCAGAACCAGCAACAGCGCCACCAAGTCCTAATGGCAATCCTAATGCTCCACCCGCTACAGCACCACCCATTTCTACAGTTGGAGCAAGAACAGGCTTAACTATGTTTTGATAAACCTTTTGTCCTGTAGACAAGTTAGGTGTTTGCACAAACGCAGGGGCAGGAGGATTACCGCCAGTTGGAATTTGATCTACAACAGTACCAGTTGGTTGTGGCTTGAATGTAGGCTGTTCAGACATAGGGCTAGAAAAGGCCGCAGTAATTGAAGCAGAAATCTCATCAATTTCAGCATCAGTCAAAGGTTTTTCACTTTGAATTGTCTTACCTTCAATTAAATATTTTGGCATCATTCTTCCTTAATCAGGCAAAACTTGATATTTTGTACCTTTACTTGTTTGTCCAGATGGAGTTGTTGGTGTTGGTTGTACACCTTTTTTCATCCCGCCACCTTTAACATAATCTCTTTCAAGTCGGTCAATAATTTCCATTGATGCTTCATATCCAAGATTCACATCAGATAAAGAATCAAGCATTGACTTCAATTCAAAATTAGAGTTAAGTTGTTGAGATGACATACCAGTAGCATTTTTAATTGCTGTAGAAATTCTTTGTTTTGCGCTATTGATTAAATTTCTTTCTGTTTGTTCTTTTGTGCCAAAAGTTCTACCAGCTATTTGTCCAACAGCACTGCCTTGTATGCTAGAAAGCAAATTAGATACAGGATTTCTTTCTTGACTTGTTATTGCTCTTTTTTCATTCAAAGAAGTAAATGATGCTCTTAAATCATCAAGCTGATCTTGTAATTGCGCCTTACCTTCTGTAGCTTTATTTTCTCTAACAGCCGCAGTAGGTTCTTTACCTGAAACACCGATAACACCAACTGCGCCAGTGCCGCCACCCTTATATTGACGAGTATCAATAGAAATCATTTGATTGGGATTAGTTGGGTCAACAATAGTTGTGACAGATGGAGCAGGAGGCTGTTTTAAACTTCCAGCTAATTGTGCTACATCTCGTCTGGCATCAGCAGAAATTTGTGCCGCTTGTGTTCGTGCATCAGCCATAATTTGAGCACGTTCAGCATCAGTTCTTGCTCTTTCTAATGCGAGTTCTTTTTTAGCTTCTATTTGTTGCAATGCAAGTTCTTTTTTTGTTTCTATCTGATTTCGCATATCGGAACTTCGTTGCAATGCCGCTAATACTTTATCGGGAGAACCATATTTAGTGACAATAGATAAAATTTCTGACTCTGTTGAATTAGGAGACAACTTAGACAATTCATCCCTGAGTTTTGTTTCTTGAGCATTAGTCAATTCTGCTTTTGTAGCTTCAGCAGTTGTCTTTCTCAATGTAGCCGCACCAGTTTGTAATTGTCTATAAGCATCTGAAATAGCCATAGCAAATTGTGGGTCACCTGATCGTCTAGCTTGTTCTGCAACCATCATGTACGAGTTAGGATTGGTTTCATCTAACTGACTAGCCAATTGTTGACGCTGAGAGATCAGCTTTAACTGTGGGTCTTCACCACCCAAAGCACCGACAATAGCACCACCTAACTGCTGACCAGCACGAAAAGTCCCATAGTTGGCTTGAGCCATTGGATTAAGATTTGCATACTGAATAGCTTGCGCCTGTTGAGCCTGCTGTTGAGCAAGTTGATACTGTTCAGGAGTAGTAAATAAACCAAGAATTTCTGAGGTTGCCATGATTACTCCTTAAATTTGTTGTCCGTCATATGAAAAAGTAGATGGCTGTCTATAGTATTGACCTTGAGCCGCCAAAAGATCATTTTGCGCTCCTGTCATTCCAGTTTGAGTTTGACTACCTCTAAACAAGTTCTCAAATCCAGTTTGCAGTCTTGGACTACTAGCCGCACCCTGCAACAAACCAGCTAAAGGACTATATCCTTGACCAGCCTGTTGAGTTAATGCCGCAGACATACCACCTCTAAGCAAATTAGAGCCAACATTAGCACCATAAGCCGCCGCTTGACCACCCAAACCAGCGCCCAAAGTCAAAGGTTGTTGACCCATCTGCTCAATAGATTGACCAGTACCCAAATAAGCTTGAAATGGACTTAATGCGCCAACCTGACCAGCTTGGTATTGACCCAACATCCCTGCACCAGTACCAAACAAACCAGCACCAAACGCAACATTACGCTGTCCTTCTTGCTGTGCCTGTGCCGCCAACTGAGCATCCTGTTGAGCAATAGCGTTGTAGTAGGCTTCCATCTCAGGTGTGGTAGCACCCAATCCTGCCGCGCCACTAGGTCTAGCACCTGTAGCCCCTACAGACAGTCCACCACGACCTTGTTGGAACAACTGGTTTTGCAACTGAGCCATCTGACGCTCACGGCTAGGAGCAAGCAAATCTTGTTGCTGTTGAATGTATTTAGCCGCAACTTCTTGAGGACTCTGTGCAAGATACTGCTGACCCAAGCCAAACAGTCCTGTAGCCGCAGTTTGTAAAGGAGCATACTGTTGTTGAGCCTGTTCTGCTTGAGTTAAAGCGCCACCAGTAAGACCCATCAAACGATCTTGATAGGCTCTTAGTTCAGGGCTAACTGTATATCCAGCACCAGTTAAGTAGCCTTCAGGCGACATCTGAAAGTTGGAAGCGCCATAACGGGTAGTAATCCCTACAGGGCGAAATCTAGCCGCTTCAGCCGCTAATCTAGCTGATTCACGTTGAGCCGCCGCAGATGTATTTGCCGCCGCTTCTGTAGCAGATGCTTGTTCTTGCGCCCCTAAAAATCCTAATACTGCACTGAATGGCATATCAATCCCCTTTAATCAAAATCTCATCCACTTTAGACGGGTCTTTCTCGTCTGTGGCATGAATGCAAAACCAAACACAATCAGTTATGGCTTTTACGCCATGCGTTACACCAGCTTCAATCTCAATGCAAGCTGGAGCAGAAACAATATCAATCTCAGTACCACGCAAAACAGCAACCTTGCCATGAGCCAAAATAGACAAATGACTGAAGTTGTGCGTATGCTTCATGATTGCCATTCCTGCTGTGAAGAATGACTCTTTAGCATACAAACCATCACTGAAATGATGAGTAATGCGAAATTCTGGGTCTTGCATCATCATGCTGTTCTATTCCAGATATAGACAACAATGTATGGTTGCAAGTTGGCATTAGTTCCACTAGAACCTGTTGATGCAACTGTTGTTGTTATGCTTGCAGAACCTGAGTTAGTAGTTGACCCAGATTTAAGAGGAACACCAATTGAAGGATCACCACCACCACCAGCAAATCCCAATGTTGTTTGACTAACATTACCAGCATAAGTGTGCGTATGACCAGAATCAGTAGATGTAGCAGTATGGGTGTGACTTACAGTAATAGCATCTGCACTACCACCAGTAGCGCCAGCACTAAAGCCACCACCATTACCAATTAACACACGACCAGCGCCAAATGCAGTCCAAGTACCAAACCCTAACAATGTTGCAGGATTGGTTGATACAGTAGCTGTATAAATAGCACCAACAGGAAATAGGGTTTGTGCAACAGCTTGAACAAATGCAGTTGTAGCAATTTGAGTTGTTGTTGTGCTTGTTGAGGCAGTTGGTGCTAATGGAGTTCCAGTAAAAGTAGGGCTTGCAAGATCAGCCTTGGTCGCAATAGCAGTTTGAATGTTATTGAACTCAGTATCAATCTCAGTACCTTTAACAATCTTTAAAGGATTTCCAGAAGACAGATTGTCCTTAGTGGCAAAGTTAGTTGATTTTGTGTAGTCTGACATAGTTACTCCTTTAACTTATCTTGCCATTTTTGGCTTGAATTTCAATCTTTTGAATGGACAAACCAGTACCATTGATGTTTGTTTCATATCCAGTCTGAACAACCTTGCCGCTTCCTGATGCAGAAACAGTTAAAGTTTGCAACGCAACACCATCAGAATACTGTGCAACTACAGTGGCATTAGCACCATATTCAGCAATACCATAGTAAGACTCGCCTTGCGATGGGATAGTATCGTTGTCAGACAAATAGTTTGTCTTAAAGTCAAACCCCCACTTAAAGGTAACAGTCTGATTTGTACCGCCAATAACAACAATAGATAACTTCTTCAAAATAGAAGTTTGATTCTGATTCCCAAGGTCTGCATGGTTTGTGTAGTACAACATACGATATGCAGATTGGTAATCTTGGTAAGTGTTGTACAAGCCAATATAACCATTCTTACCAATGTACAAAGTACCATCACGCCTAGATAAAAATGATGTGGGTGTTATTGAGTCCCAAGTTGTTACTCTAGCCGCACCATCAGGTAAATAAGCCTTTGTGTCAAAGCAATACACATTGCCTATGGATGGCGTACTCAATAAATAGAATGCTTCACGCTCTGAATAAACAGACTTGATGTTTGCTAATGTCTCACCAGCAATTACAGACGTTAAATCATTACGAATATTCTTAGACAAGTCTCTCTCAGGAGCAGACTTCTCTTGAATTGTTCTCATCAATGATCTAACACCAGAGTTGGACAAGAACAAAACATCAGTGCTGGTAGTCTGAATGCTGTCTCTAGCAATGCAACCAATACCCTCAACAGTGTCACTTAATGTCATAGTTGATGGAGAAGTAGCGCCAGCATAAACAAGAATCTGTCTCCTGCCAAAGATGAACAAGAATCCATTGTGAGCCGCTAAACCAGTTATCTGGTCAGCGCCATTTACCCACACATTATTTACATTCAAACTACCAGCAGTGCCTGTAGACCATACATGACCAGCAATAAGATCACTGAAGTAAACAGTAGCATTATTAGCAGTTGTTGTTGCCGCCCACAATCTACCAAATGCAGAAATAACAATATTGGCATCAGGAACAGTAGCGGCATAACCAGTCTTCTCACTAACTCTACGATATGTCGTAGTGCTAACAGCAGGGTCATAGATAAGAGGATTGTGACCAGTTTGGAAGAAGTAAGTGATGCCGTTTAGTGATGCACATTGCCAATTACTATTAGTTATAGTAGGAGCAGTACCCCCCCCACCATAGGTCAACTCAACAACAGTATTAGACCCATCAAGTTTAAACAACTTGTTGTTGCCAGCAAACAATACAGTCAAAGTGCCATCGGCTTGAACTAACTCATGGATAACTTTTACATCATTAGCGCCTAAATTACCGCTAGACGCATTGACCCTTGACCAACCTTTGCGTGAACCCATGCGACCATACTGGTCAATGATGCAGTTTGTTGCAACCAAAGCATATCCAGCCGCAAGATCAAGAGGTGAATCTTGCGTATTCAGACCATAAAGTGCTGGCGCTGAAATGCTATAGGTTTGTATTGCTTGGCTCATACTGCCACAAACTCCTGATTCTCAGGGTAGCGAGTGCCTTCCAAAGCAATGTAGTCGGACAACATAGCTTTATATAACTGGTATGCTTCTGAGGAGGATAGTCCACCATCTTCACCACGCTCTACCAAAGCACGAGCATAGGCATTCTGAACCACCAAAACATCAGGAACGGCAACAATAGTCGCATCAGAAGACAATGTCGCTTGTGGCACTGTTAAGCTAAATGGGATGCTATACACGCCATCAGGTCGTGGATAAATAGTTACCTTAGTATCGTAGTTACCATCAACACCATCAAAGGCATATTCGTATGGAATACCGCTAACTGGAGTAGAAAAATTCTGCTTGCGGTTCATTGAAGCGTAATCAATATTTTTCATACCAACATTGCTGGTGACATTTATAACATCAACAACTTGGAACTTCTGACCAGCACCAGTTAAAGCATAAGAGTATGTACTAGCAGTAGTAGATAGAGTAATCGTAGTGCCTAGAACATTCCAAGCATAAGCATCTTCAACTTGACGCTTGGCATCATTTACAAACTTTCCGATTAAAGTTGAATAAGATGTTTCGGAAACAGTAGAAACTGTTGTCTCACGCAACCTTACGAGTACATCGTTTACAAGTTCTAAATAGGTCATCTGCTTCCAGCCTTTGCTTTGTTCCTTGCGGATATAGCTTTAGCTTTTGTCTTTGCGTCTTCCTTGGAGTTTGCACCCCAAGCCTTCAACGAAAGAAGCAGTCTTGTTGGTTCACCATTCTTGTACTCTGCACCAGCCATGTTGCCCATGCGAGCCAAGAAACTTGCTCTACGAGGATTATCCCCCGACTTTACTGGAGGCTTCAGATTACCACCAGTTTCCGCATTATAAGATGATCTACCTTTGGCATTCAAGCCGCCTTTTGGATTTTGACCAGCTTTTGTTTGCCAAGTGGGTGTTTTCATCTACTTCACCTTTTTAGGCTTCTTTGCAGTCTTTGCCGCCTGTTTAAACGCTTCAGCAGTAGGCGCACCCTTGCTACCTACCTTACGCATCTTCTCGCCAGAACCTTCGGCTATCCGTTGCTTCTTTGCGTTAATGTTGGCGTAGAGTCCAGTCTTCATTTCATCTTCTTCTTTGGCTTGCTCATTCCTGCTTCACTTAAAGCAATGGCAACTGCCTGTTTAGGATTCTTGACTACTTTGCCACCCTTGCCTGAATGCAAAGTGCCTTCCTTGTATTCACGCATTACCTTGCCAACCTTCTTCTGAGCCATTGTGGGTTTTTTCATAGGGCTTCTCCTTAGTACAGGATTTTTGCAGTGATTGAACCTGAAGTCCAAGCAGTGACGTTTGCTCGCAAATATTTCGGTGCATTTTGGATAGTCACAATACCATTGGCTGTTAAAGCAGTCCCAATAGTTGACCAGTTTATACCATCTAAACTGCCTTGAAATGCCACAGTTGCAGTAGTGATTCCTGAAACTTGCAAGAATGCTGGTTGACCAGCGTCAGCCTGAACTGCTGTAGATGCACCAGCCGCAACAACAGCATTAAGGACTGTAATAGGAGTAGTTAAAGATGCCATTATTTACCTCTTGAAGATTTCTTCATCATGTTGGTAGCAGTCCTACTACCCTTCATAGGCAGACCTTTTGGCTTGCCAATAGCAACCATAACAGTCACGGGAATACCCTTTTTCTTGCCGTATTCTTTTGCTTCTTTTTCCCCTTTTTCGGTGTAAGGGAACTTCTTTTTTCCAACTGAAGGCATAGTATTTTCCTTATTTCCAGAGTCGATCAGCAACAAAGGTAATAACACCGCCCATGAATGAAGCGATAGTCATACCCATCCAAAAACCACCTTTGCCTTTATTGGCAAGTTCAAGTAAGGCTTTTACATCGTTACTCAATTGAGTTACTTGACCATGTAGAGTCTCTACTTGAGCCTCTAACCTACCAAAATCTCTTGCGTCGATTTCAGACATTTGCAACCTTTCGGGGTCTTCCCATGCGTTTAATTGTTGGGATAACAGGCGCAAATGCGGTATCTGTTCTAGTCTCTGATTCTACAGATTCTATGGTTACTTCTGGCTCATCTACTAACACATAACCCTGATGACCTTCCATAGAGTCAATGTCATGCTGGAGGGTAAAAGTCACACAATTACCCGATTGGAGACAACGAAAAGTAGCCATAAAACCCCTTAAAAGAGATAGGGGGGACTACCCCCCCCCATCATTAAACTACAGGACGACCAATGATAAGTTGCAATGTAGTTGAAGCTAAATCAACAGAACCTGCTGTTGGGTTATAGGTCACGATAGTCACTGTGTTAGCGGCTGAAACATAGGCTCTACGAACCAATCCAGCTTCACTTACACCAACTGACATACCAAGAACCATGTCACCCAAAGCCACTCCTGCAACAGTTACTGTGTCTGTAGCTGTAGCTGTAGTAGCGACTGATGCGCTATCTAAAGTACATGAAACATCCCAAGTATCTGTAAACAAACCACGAAATTGGTCATTGCCCCTGCGGGAAACGACTGCTGTTGCTGCTGCCATTTTGATTTCTCCTAATTAGGTTAAAAAAGTCCCCCCACCATTAAGGCAGGGGGAAATTGCTATTAGCTAGGAACAACCAAAGCGAACATAGAAGACGACTTAGCGGCTCCCACAGTAGCGGCATTACGCAAAGCGGCAACGCCGTACAAAGTGTCAGATGTAAACAGAGTAGCCAAATACTCTTGTTTGTACTGAATTTGTGAACGAATGCCAATTTGCTCAACCAGAACCATAGAGTCCTTGTGACCCATCAAGCAGACACGAGCAATAGCAGAACCGCTAGTTGGGAAAGCGGCTGTAGCAGATGCTGAGTCAGCGTTGCTGGAAGTGAACACAGGGATACCATACAGGTTACCGATTTCACCATTACGGATAGCATCGCCATTACCGACAAATGCTTGTTCGGTGTAACGAGCCAGACCCATCAAAGTGTTGCGGCTTGAGGGAGGAATGATGAAGAAACGATTGTCCATAGGAGTATCGTTGTCATCAAGACGCTGAATGGTGCGGCGAATAGCCGAATCAGTCAGAGCAGACGCATTACCAGTGTTGGTGTTTGCGGTGTAGTCAAAGGTAGTTGTACCATCACCACCGATAAAGCCAGCGTCATAGCGAGCAGAGCCAGCAGTACCGCCATTGGCAGAACGACCTAACTGAATCAAGTCTGTGTCAACTTGACGAGCCAAAGCATAACCAGCGTCAGCAGTATAAAACTGACGCATAGAGTTGAGTGCTTGTGCTTCGACAATATCTTCGATCAAACGTGAATATTCATAGTGCTTGTTGATAGACACTTGAACTTCAGACTCAGTAGCGGCAATCAAGGTAACTGCGTCTGTAGCTGTTTTGGCAGAAGCAGAACCACGGGTAGGTGCAGGAATGTGAACGAGGTCACCTTTCTTGCCCTTGAAGTTCATCTTCATAACCAAGTTAGCTAAAACGAGGTTTTTCTTATAAGACGCAACGATTTCGTCTGACCAAATTTCAGGGATGAAATTAGCCGCTGTGGTTACTGTCACCGAATTGGTGGGGGAAAATGATGTTGCCATTTGTGTACTCCAATAAAATCAAAAGTTAAGTTATTTGACCCTACCCTCTTGATAAGCTTGCATGATTTCTTCACTCAAGGCATCGTAGCGGTTTGGGTCAGTCATCTTCAGCCGAATAAGGTCTGCCCTGCGATAGACTCTCTTTCCAGACTCCCCACTGCCACCCACATCAACTGTTGCCGCTTTAAGGTTTGACTTGCGCTGAGTTTCCCCTGCTTCATTTGTCTGTTTAGCCTTAACGCCCTTCAACTGCTTATAGGTACTCAGCAATTCATTAGCACTGTCATAGTCAAATTCACCATCAGCTTTAGCGTACAAACCAATGCGAATAGGTGAAGATTTCACCCAATTTGCAAAGTCTGGGTCTTGAACAATCTGAGTGAAATCAGGGTGTTCTGACGCTAACTTTTGCTGAATTTGCATCTTTTTGAACTCTTGACCAGCTTGTCTAGCCGCAAGTACATCAGGATGGTTGTCAACAGTCTTACGAACCGCCGCCTGTGGATTCTCAAAAAAATCTACTTCAGGTTCTTCCTCTTTAATAGGTTGAGGTTTGCCAGCAAGGTTTTGCTTAATGAGTTCGTCTGCTAATTTGCGTACTTCACCAACTTCTTGAGCTTGTTTACCAATCAGCTTCTCAGCTTCTTGGTGCATCTTGATAATGTCTGACAGTTCTTTGCCCCGATACTTGTCGGGAATGTCATTACTTATCGGCTCAACACTGGTTTCAAGTTTCTGCTTTTCAACAGCTTCTAACTCACCTAACATCTCATCTGGGTTATCTATCAACATATTTTTCCTTTTTCCTGCCACTTTTGGGTTCTAGGATACACAACGGCATAAATGCTTATGTTGTGGTTTTACGCTCTTGCACTAACTTATCACGATGTTTCTTGTCAAATTTCATCCATGAAGACGGAAAATGACCAGACCATCCTTCCAAGTTAATGCTTGGAGCAGAGATTGTGCGATTGGCTGAACCACCGCACTCACACTGAGTTTCCTGCGCCTCATAATCACAGTACCTCTCAATTCTGTGTCCACTTTCGCAGACAAATTCATAAATTCTTTTCATTCAATTCCTCGTAGGCTCGTTCACTGACCTCTTTCAAGGTTTTCAGCCAAGTCAAGATGGAAAGTTCACCTTTTTTGAACATTAAGGTCTTTTCATCAGGAATAACGCTAAGATTATTGAGCGACTCTATCATATTGTCAATATCTATGCACAATTCCTTCCAACCCTCCATCCCCATCATTTCAAATCGGGACTCGTAATACTTTTGTAGTTCAGGGGTCACCAAGGCACTCCATTAGATGTTGTTGGGTTTTTTAAGGCATTAATCTGCGCTATTAGATTAGCCTCTATTTCCACTTTATCTAAGTTTTCCCAAACCCAAGTCAAAACTGTTGCTTCAGTTAAGTTTGCGTAAGGAATATCTGGCGTTCCGGCTTGCCAGCCTGTTGTGCCATAAGTTGATGCAGAATATTCATCATCAACAGCAGTTGCTCGCCAATGGGCAGTAGTGACAAAACCATCAGAGGTTAAATGGTCAAGCTGTTCAATTTTCCAAGTGATTGTCATTTGTTCTCCAGTGCTGAGATGCGGTTAGTTAAAGTGGTGATGAGTTGGTTTTGTTCTTGGATTGCTTTTACAAGTATTGAGGTAATTCCTTGATAATCAACAGATTTCCACTGACCCTCAGAAATTAAAGCTGGTATAACTTCCTCTACTTCTTGTGCAATAAAACCATTGTTTTCTACATCTCCACCATCAATCCAATTAAATTTTCGTGGTGTAAGAGCAAGAATTTCTCTTAAACCATAAGGAGTATTTTCAATATTCTTTTTAAGACGTACATCAGATTCAGCCGCATAATTTTTTACAAACACAGAGCCACTATTATTTGCTGGTCTTATATACCAATCACCATTAGTTCCATAATGTATATGGCTGTTATTACCTCCTTTAGGACTAGAAATTTCTTCTGTTCCATACGTTGTATTTGTTCCATACGTTGAAATCCTAGCTCCATTACCTGAGCTTAAACCAACCAGCAAGTTACCGCTGGAGTCGATACGCATACGTTCTGCGCCGTTGTTATATGTGATTATGTTTGCGGATTCTCTATTTTCAATAATTAAATCAGAACCCAACTGTGATATTTCACCACCATCAGTTGAGGCTTGTCCTGTAGTGGAATTTGTTAATCTAAGATTTGGCCTTGTTGCGTTATGAATGATTAACGCTGTTCCGCTAAATGTTGTTCCTGAAGTAGTGCCAATCCCCAAATTACCACTGGAGTCAAAACGACCATATTCTTTATCGTAGCCCTCAAAAGCCAAATATCCGTTTGCAGTACCAGCGGCGGTATAAGCATATAACTTCATGCCACCTGAAGTATTACCGTTAGCAATGCCAAATACGCCGTTTGTACCGCTTACTGAGGATGTGCCACCTGAGACATGAAGTTTGGTTGATGGCGAACTCGTACCAATCCCCACATTACCAGCACTATCAATCCGCATAGACTCAACACCACCTTCAGAGAAAGCAATGGTGTCAGCGGCAGGGAAGAAGATACCTGTGTTGGTGTCGCCTGTTGTGGTGATGGATGGCGTACCTACTGCGCCAGCGGCAACAGTTATTGATGTGGCAGATGCCGCACCTAAAATTGGTGTTACCAAAGTTGGTGAGTTTGACAATACAACATTTGTTGTGCCTGTACTTGTAGTAACACCAGTACCACCATTGGCGACAGCAACAGTACCTGTGACATTGCTTGCTGTACCCGTAGTATTCTGATTCAGCGTAGGAATATCAGCGGCAACAACTGCCCTGAATGTAGGCACTCCAGCACTACCATTAGGTGCGGCTAAAACAAAGTTTGCAGTCTTAGACGCATAAGGATTTTGAGTATCGCCATAACCACTTGCCAAAGATATGGCAGGAGTAGCGCCACCACTAGAGGCGACAGGAGAAGTACCTGTTACAGAAGTAACTGTTCCTGTTGTTGGCGTAGTCCAAGTAGGTGTAGCACCAGTGCCAGCAGAGGTAAGAACCTGACCAGCAGTTCCCTGACTACCATCAAAACTTGTTGTTCCAGTTACGCTTAAATCAACAAAACTACCATTTTTAGGTGTTACTGCACCTATTATCATGTTGTCCATATCGCCAGCATAAGTAGGAGCAATCTCAATTGAGTTAACGCCTGTGGGCTTTATGTGGACATGACCCGTACCTGTTGGGCTAATATCAACTTGTGCATTTGTTCCATTGATATTTGTAGATACATTCAAAGATAAATTGTCTCCACCACCAGCACCCATGCTTAACTGGGTCGTACCAGCAGAGTTTTTAAGGTTCAAACCAGCCGAATTTGTTGCCTGAACAGTAGGGGTAGTAAGACTTGTAAGTGTTGCAGTTCCACCAGTAATAGCTACAGAACTAGCATTTTGGGTAGACATCGTACCCAAGCCGCTGATGTCAGTATTTGATAAGGTAATAGCACCTGTTCTACCAGCAACGCTGGTAACTAAGTTTGTTTGGTCAAGTTTTTGCCATGTCGAACCATTAAAGATTAACCAATCTCCAATTTGCCAATCAGTAATACCATTGAGACTAGTTGAGCCAGCAACAGAAACAACGTAATAGTAGCCGTTTGTTCCAACACTACTAGTAAGAGTTGGAGAATTTGTAGAAGCATTCCAAGT